TATCTGATTCAAACATTTCAACTAATCTTTCTCTTTTAATTAGATAAACTTGGTCTCTCAATCTTCTTGGAAAGAAGTATATAAAGTAGTCAGCAGATGAACCAAATACACCAGATGTTTGTTTTTTATACTTTTTTTCAATAACTATATTACCAGTATTCATAAACTTATCTGTTTTTATTTCAAATGTCACCGACTTTTTTGGACTTATATTTCCGTTTTCATATAGTCCAAATTTTAAGTCGTATGATTTTAGAATAGATTTTCTTTCACTAAATGATTTATTACTTGCTTGATAACTTGAATCGTACCAATATGCAATTTTACTTAGTGGTAATTTTTCATTAAAATATTTTTCTATAAAAGGAATCAATGTATATTCTCCCCACTTGCCAAATTCCTCATCTTTTGTAAACTTCTGATTGTTGTGTGTTTTCATAATTTCTATATCTTTTTAGATATATATTATGTTCCAAACACAACTTTTTTCAACAACCTTGATTTTTCTAAAATTTAAGGGGTCAGTAAATTATTTTATTTTATTTTTTTGATAATATTCTTTATAATATTCTTCGTGTGTATGTTAGTTATGTGATATTTTTTAAAATCAATTCAAACACTTGATGGCTTTCATTTTCTGCCCAACTTATTATTTCTTCCTCTAAATTCATATTATAGTTGTGCATTTCTAATGAATGGTGCATAAGTTCGTGAAACACTCCACCATAAGTTGCCTGATTAATGTCACATCGTTGTAAGTTAATAAATACAAACCTACCGTCTCCAAATTTATAATCTTTGTTTTGTTTAGGAATATAATTAGCTAAACCCCAAATGTAGGCATCATTAGAATTATTTTCATATAGCATACAATTTTTGTAATTCAACCCATGCATTTCTTCAACACCAAAGTGTGCAAAAATTTCACAAGAATTATTTCCGAGCAAAAGCAAATAACCATCTCTTTTTATTTCTATCATAATTTCTAAAATTAAAACATCACATAACAGCCTGGATTTTTTATAGAGTATTTTTTATATTTAATTGTTTTTTTATATTTTCTAAAGTTTTCATTACACTTCGACGAACTGAAATATAATTAATACCGGTCTTTTCCTGTATTTTTTGATAAGTTAATTTGTCAAAGTAATACATTTCAAACAATGTCTTGTCGTACCAATGTATTCTCGTTAATATGTTTTTTACTTGATTTACGATGTCTTCTTCATCAATTGATACTTCTACTTCATACTCTGGTATATCTACCATTACATTCTCTTTGATGAGGTGTTTACGATACCACGGTGAGCTAGTTGAATAGTATTGATTAGCAATTATACGCCAAATATAATAATCAATATATCCTTCTGCATATGATTTAACTAGTTTATCAGGTTTATCTAGAATGTTATCTAAGATGAAACTTTTAAAATCATTTCTATGATGTGATTTTATTTTCATAAACATATTTCTAATCGTTTCACTTTCACTAAAATATATTAGAGCTTCATTTAGAGGATTTTTCAAAAAGGTCTAGTAGATTTTTTATATTTATACAAACTTCATAAAGTTCGCCATCTTCAGCAACTACTAAATAATAATTTAGCATTTCTTTTAGATAGTCATAGTATAGATTAAAATAGTTGTGGTTGATTTCTAATATTAAATCTAATCTATTCCATATATTATCATAGATTGAATCTAAGAGGTCACTTGGTAGATTTTTATTACTGAATAGTGGTTCACAAGTTATAAGAGCTTGTACTCCAGTATCTATAATTAATTTATATTTTGAATCTGTGTTATTCCTAAAGAAGTAAGGAGTTACCTCAGCATCAGTCCTAAATGCTTTTCTTATTTGTGTTGTAGTCATTTGCCATTTTTTGCTTTATAGCTTCGTTTAGAAGTAGGCGGTAGTGTTTAACAAGTTTGTGGTTATTCTTGTTTTGGGCGATTTTTAGAAGTAAATAGTTTATCATTTTATCATTCATATTTTAAGTATATATTTGTATTGAAATATGACTTTTTTACCACTATGGATTTTTTATAGAGTTAATCTAAAATAAATTCAATCTTTTTATCTCTCAATATAGTCAGGACTTCTTCAAATGAAATAGTTCCTACGGTGTCGATGTAGAAATGGTTATTATGATTATCATGTTTTAATTCACCATATTCGATAAGCTTATTAACATTATCTATGTTGTAAATATATCTATGTTGATTACCGACTAATTGATTAATAATGTCTTGCAACTTAATCTCTGATTTTATCAATGTAAATCCATTAAGAGTTGTCTTGTATCCGTTGATTGACTTGTATATGTTTTGTGGATTCGCACCAGTAAATCTTGATGCCTCTGCAATTGATTCAACTTGTTTAACGAATTCTTTATCTTTGTAAATACTAATTTTAGTTGCGTTCCTATAATTTTTTCTAGCCATTATTTTCTTTTATTTTTTCTGCATATAATAAATATGCTTTGTGTGCTTCTTCAGTAGTGTCGAAATAACCTAAATAAATTGTTTTATTATTCACTTTGATAGTAGAGCGATACTTTCTGATTTTTTTATTAAACCAATATTTTATTAAAGGATTTGAATGAAAGTTATCTGATGCTTTCTGAACATTATATAATTTTTCTAAATCTCTCCACATTAAATAGAGTTGTTCTTTTGGTTTCTTAGTGTCCCACTTACTTATTGAAATATACTTTTGAAATAAATCTATTAACTCAATAAATAATTCTTGGTCTGAAATTTGATAATTTCTTTTTTTAATTCTCTCAACGAATTCAATTAAATCACTTCTATCCGGTTGTTCTTTTCTATGTCTTCCCATGTATATTATATATTAAATTGTTAAAATGGTTTATTGAATATATTATATCTTTATTTTAATTTTTTATAGATGTGGTATATGTTTATCTTATCAACTAAATTACACTCATCATAAATACTTTGTAATTCATCCCAAAAGTCATCATCTCTATCTAGTTCGCAATATTGTCTATATACATCTTCAATAGATTGACCTTTGTATATAGTTTTTCTTAAAATGTAGTTGCCTTCTTTGTCTATATGAAACAATTCGCCTTTATAGGTTGTTGAACTCATATTGTAAATTAATCGGTTTATCTTTTCAAATCTCATAATGAATATATCTATAATTTATATTGAATAATATATTCATTACAAGTTTTCTTCATTATTTCTTTGGCTAAGAAATACACCACTTGAAATTTAAGTAAGGTAGATAATTTATCAAATGTATTAATAGGTTAAAGTATTTGAGGAACCAATTTCATAATCTATATATCTATATATCTATATCTATATATCATTATAATCTTATTCATAAAAATAAAAAAAAGTGAATAACTTATATAAAAAGTGTGTAGGGGAGGATAACTTTTTAATATATATAATATAAAAATAAACAAAGAATATGAAAGTAAAATTACCAAAGTTAGTAAAATACAGCATAGCTGATATTGGAAATAAAACATTACAAAAGAATGCTCTTAAAGTATATGCGTCATTATATGAAAGAAGTAAAAGAAAAAATAGTGAAGGTTATTTTGATGTTCCATCAACATACCTTAAAGCAATAAACACAAGATATTATAAAATAATTGATAAACTTATTGAAGATGGAATACTTGATTATTTTAAAAGAGCTGTTCAAGATGATAAAGATATATTTACAACAAATACTAGAAAGTACTACAATAAGAATCTAGGTATATGTATGAAATATAAATTCCTAATTGATATAGAAAAAGGTGAAGAGATAGAAGTTGATATGGAATCAAATAGAGATGAGAGATGGTATAAAATAACTCATAACACATTAACAAACCTTGGATATAAAGATATTAAAATATCAAGAGATAGTTTTGGTAGAAGAGTGCATCATAACCTAACACAAACTTATAAATATGAATTAGCTGATAGAGGACTTTCAGTTATAGATGCTAAATGTTCTCAGCCAAGGTTATTGTATATAATGATGAAAAATAGAGGAATAGTTGATGAAGTATATAATCATATATTTGAAAATGGAATTGATTTTTATAGCTATTTAATTGAAAGATTAAATGAAACAGATAGAAAATCAGCAAAAGATTTATTTATGTATTGGTTGAATAGTGATGGTTATGTACCTAATTATAATATAAATAAACTATTCCCAGAAGCATCGAAATTTATAAAATCATTAAAGAGTAAAAACCATAAAAATAGTGCTGCTACACTACAAAGAGAAGAGGCAAAAATATGGATAGATGGATTATTAGAAAATCTACCAGTTGAATTTGGTTTAACTATTCATGATAGTTTAATTGTTAAAGATAAAGATGTTATAAAAGTTCTTAAATATTGTAAAGAAAAGTATCCTGATTTAGAATATGATGTTAAAGAACTTTAATTAAAAAAAAATAATAAAATAATATGGCAGCAGAAGATTATAAAACAAAAAGAAATGGAATTGAAATGAATATTTCAAAAGCAGTTCGTATAGACAAAGCAAAAATAGGACAAAAGAAATTCGAAGAATTAAAATTAGAATATGATATAGAAGTAATAGAAAATAAAAATAATATAATAAGATTTATACACGATGAACAAGAGTATTACTATGGTGTAGTATCTAGAAAAATACGAAAGGCTGGAGAAAGAGAGTGGACCACAAAAATTAGTCAAATACTATACAATAAAAACAATAACAAAGAAAAAATTAACGAATTCAAAGAAAGATTTAATTTTGGTAAATATAAAGGTAAGGAAGTAAAATGGGTTATAGAAAATGACCCTCAATATTATAAATGGTGTTTAGATAATGTTAAAAAGTTTAAGACATCAATTCATTGGAAAGGATATACTCTAAGTAAAAAAGAAGCAAATTAAGAAAAATATTTATCATCATTATTCAAAGCAAAATTAATTGAGTGGACTTTCATCCACTCTTTTTCTTTTGATAACAAATAACGATTAAAACTCTTCACCAATTCTTTTCCTTTCATCTGGTTCTCTTTTTTATATTCAGTTAAACTAACATACTCCAAGATAGAGAAAGTTAAACCAACGACACCTAATTCGTTAAATTTACATTGTAATTCTGGTGAATGATGTGAGCCTTGTTTCAATAATGTGTAGTGAGAAGACCACCTAGAAAAAGTATCTATTGACTTACCAATATAATAGTATTCACCAATTGAGATTTTATAAATACCGGCACATTTTATCTTATACAATAGAACGGTTTATTTTTTCAACCATTGTTGCATAAACCCTGCACCACACACAGCACTTGTTAGTGAGGCGAAAAAGGATAAGATAAAGGTTATGAAATCACTATTACCATACATAACTCCAGTCATAGCAAATTTAACTGCCCAAAAGGACATAAATAAGGCTGATAATACCCATAGGATAAGTGATGCTTTTGTTCTCATAATAATTCTTTAATTTTATTTTTGAGGTCTGAACCTCTTTTGACTGCTGCTTTAATTTTAGTGAAAATATTTATTCCAGTTATTCCTTCATAGTTTTCAATTATACTAGTAATCTCAACACTAATCAAGCTAAATGTTACTATCTTAGTCAAAAATAACTCTATCGTTGTTATTGGTTGAATTATATCTTGTAGGATGAACTTTTCTATACAGAAGAATAGAACTATACAAGATTGATATAAAAACATCTTAGAAATCAATCTAGACATCTTATTTGATGTAATCTTATCTCCTTGCTTTCTTGAACGAAGAATACCCATAATTGTGTCTATCAAAATAGCACCACCAACTATTAAAAGTAAAGGTTTGATTGGAATTAAAAATGCACCTATAATTGATACAAAAGTAGATATTTTAAGGTTTTGGTAAAGGTTTATCAGAAGGCTTTTCATTTTTCTCCTCAATGTATTTTTTTAGCAATTCAAGATGCTTTTTTTTTATTTTATATGTATCTCGTTTCTTCATATTATATTATGGACAGCAAGGTCCCCCACCAAATACAATATCATCACTCCAATTACCAGAACCTCTACCACCTAAATATACACCACCAAAATATTGGTTTATAGATGGTCTTATTTGTAATACATTTCCATTACCGATAAAATATTCAGGAAATTGTGTTTGATTATTTATGATGTATTCTCTTATTCTTGTTGAAAGAAATTCAGCATTATCTCTAATAGTATTTCTTAAATATTGAACCGTTTCAAGAGGTGTAACTGCTGAGTTATCACTACTTTTTTCACTTACCGCTTTATTAGTTAACTTATAATTTAAGAAAGGTAATGAATGATAAATAGCCCATTGAGCTTGTGCTGGTTGAATATAATCAGTCATTAAAGTTAAATAATAACCAGTTGTAGTTCCAGTTGTAATAATATCATTCATCAATCTTACATACAGAGTATTACCAATTATGGTTTGAATATTTATATCTTGTGATTGAAGAATAAATGGTTCAACCAAATTGGCATCCACATTCTCGTCCATGATGGTCCATTTTACAAGATATTCAAAAGTAATAAATTTAGCTTTATTCATTTGTATTTAATAATTTTTTAATTGAATCGTCATCATATCCAACCAATTTTAATAATTCTGCCTTTTGTTCTGTTGATAGCGGAGCTTGTAATAAATTCAAGATTTCTGTTACATTTGGTTGAATTGTTGTTTCAATCCTAAACTTATTAATGATTGCTTCACCTAAACCATTTACTGATAAAACATCATTTACAATTGATTGGATGACTTTTTGCTTTGGTTTGATATATTGTGCTGTAAATATATCCATACTCTCTAATATAGTATTTTTACCACCTAATTCACCTTCAGTTTTTATACCAAATAGAGATGGATTTATAACTCTATGACCAGCCATTATGCCTTCAGTAACTTCTCTATTTAATTGAATAAATCTTTCATCACTATTATTAGGATTAATTGGTGTTATTACTGGTGCGTTTTGAGCTCCATCACTAAAAGTAAATATTACTTTACCACCATTTGATGCTCCTTCATATTCTTTTTTCAATCTTCTAATGACATTATCCATTTCTTCTGGACTTGGTATTTGAGCTGAAAAGTTAATCACCATACTTGGTAAGAAACCATTCTTAACACTTGAAAGGTGAAATTGACTTATTTCGTATTCTAATTCAATCCAATTTTTAGAACTTATATATTCTGGTAATGAATAGAACTCAGAGCCTGGTCTAAAATCCTTAACCCATAATATTTGAGAACCATTAATTCTATCTCCTGTATTGAAAGCATCATAAACAACAGGTTTAAACATTCTAGTTCTTTCCCAATTATCACTGACAGCAAATTTACTAACAGGCATTCCTAATTCAGGTGTCATAACTCTTACTTTTGAAACATCAATATAGTTTATTTTAGATATAGATTGTCTATCACGAGACCAAATTATATTTAAGGCAAAATTACCATACAATTCATAATCATAAGATATTCTCAATAGAACATCATCCATATTATTTTCTATTAGGAATTGTTCTGTTCTTATATCTAATGATGAAAAACCAGCACCTCCAATCATTGAGGCTTTAGATTTCATAATAGCATTATGTTTTGATGACTTATCCATTAAACTTTGTAAGTATTTAGGAAAATCATTTTCAGCACCCCAACTGATGATACCATCTCTCATGAATTTTTCTTCATAATTTATTTCGGATGTTTGTTGTAAGTTAAAAAGTTTTATTTGCATATCTTGTTTTATATTTGATTAAATGAAGGAATTGTTCCTGAAAAAGTAAATGTATTTAGTCCTTCAATTCCTGATTGTGTTGATACAATTTTAAGTATTCCAACTTCAACTGGATTAGGATTACTTGCTGATGCTATATTCAAGTTATAAGGTTCATTCATTTCCCACACCGTATATGTATATTCACCAGCCGGATTATTTAATATACCAGCAGTTAAACCTGATTGAGTTGCTATTGAGAATGTAAAACTATTATAATACCAAGGAGCCGTTGAATGGTCATCTTGATAAAAATAAGTTACATCTTTTGTTGTCTTATTAATAATTTCCCACGTAAAATATGGATTTACTATATTAAGACACTTTTCATATAAAGTAACTACTATTGAGTTTGTACCTGGATTTAAATATATCATATTATCCTAAATATATTTTTTAATTATTTTATTCATTTAAAACAAAAAACCCAGAAGATATTCACAAACTTCTGGGTTTTTTGTTTTTCCTATGGTAGCTAGGATAGTTTAGTTATACTATCATTGATAGAGCTGCTGCAGTTGTTAAAGGAAATGCTGGCTCTGGTTCTTTACCTGTAAAGGTGATAATCGCTCCATTCAAATCTCCGAATGCTTTACCCAATTGTGGGTTAGATGCTGAGACACGAACTGGATTTTGTTTACCCATTAACCAATATGTTCCTCTTTGGTCTAAGATAATTACTCTCCAAACTCCTTGTCCAAGGATTTTGATTTGGTCTCTATTACAAGCGTCTAACTTTTGTAGTGTTATTTCTAAAACTTGTTCATAGAATGATGTTCCATTTTCCGTTGAGAACTGACCATTTTGTATAAAAGATGCTGTTTCCAACTCTTGTTCAAAAGTATAGAAAGAAGCAGTTGGACTAATTGAGCTAATGGTGTCACATGGTCCTGTTAGACCATATACCGTATCAGCATCCCAAGTTCCAATATAAACTCTTTGAATACCACCTAATGAGTCTCTACAACCTAAACTATATCCTGATGTTAAATTACATGACATATTATTTGTTTATTTTTTGTGTTGTTAGAGGTGGATGAAATCACCCACCTTTTACAACTATGTTTATATTGGTATTAAGATGCTTTTAATACTACTGCTCTACCTGGAAAAGATAGTGCATTTCCAATCTTAACTTTATATCTGATTAAATACTTATCAAGATACATATTATATTCACCCTTGATAGGCTCTTCATCTGGAGTTAAATCAGTTCCCCAGTGAATGTATGAACCCTTAGTTAAAAGAGCTTTGTTAGTTCCGTTAAGACCTACGGTTGCAAACATTGTGATGTTTCTTTTACCGAATAATCTTACAGCTGCTCCATCAATCTCATCTGGTGAGAAATGATACAAGTTAAGGTTTCTTACTGAACGTGTATATTTATCAAAGATGTCTTGACCTACTGCCAATACTAATTCTTCACTTAACATATCTGAGTTAAGAGCGTCAATAGCTGAATCAATAGCTGCGATAACACCGTTGTTTACTGCTGAAGATACTTGTGAGAAAGATGCAGTTGTAATTACCGTACCACCAGAAGCTGTAATACCAGCGATACCAGCAGTTGAAAGTACACCACCTACACAAGAATCACCTTGCCAGAATGTTACGTCTAATTTCTTAGCGATTTTTTCAAATTTCTCATTGAAGAAAGCCTCTTCGAATGGTAAATTTTCTTGGTCTGAACCACGTCTCATAAATTGACCAAAATAGTATTGTTCCATTTCGTTAAGACAGATTGATTCTTCCATTTTTTTATAACAAGTTGTTAATGTAATACCTGTTATTGAAGTTGTTGCTCCGTTAGCAAAAGTTGTACATGTATCAGCTGCAATTAAATCAAGAGTAGTATCCACATTTGGAATAACTTTTGAATATTTAACATCTGGAACAACGCTAATGAAGTCAAGAGTTCTTACTTTACCAACAACTGAAGGAATGAATCCATCGTATAATTGGTCAACATACTTGTTGATTGATGTGTAAGAAGCACTAAATTTTAGATTTTTCTTTTCCATTTTTATTTTTATTTTTTTTTTATTTGTTTTTAGTCAATGATTTTAATCTTTCAACTCTCAATTCAGCTGGTGTTAAGTTTTTCTCCATAATTACTGGAACCACCGCTGGTTGATTTGATAAATTAATAATTTTTTCACTTAATTTCTCAGTAATATCTATTAATGATGTAATCATATTAGACATTTCTAAAACTTTTGATTCAAGTTCTGACATATTTGTTTCTTTTTCAGATTCCATTTTGTCTGAACCCATTTTTTCGTCATAGATTGCATAACACATACCAAGTGCTTGGTCTTGCTCTTTACCATTACCTACTTCGTAAGATACACATCTTGACACAAATTCATCTTTTGATTCATCTGCTTTTGGCTCCATAACCATTTCAGTTTCAACTTTTTCAGTTGCTTCAACTGGTTCTGCTGGATTCTCAACTTCTACTTCAACTTCAGTCTCCATAATACCTACAACGGCACCATCTTTAACTTCAATTGAATACTCGTCAGTTGGATATACACCATCTTCGGCAGGAGTTCTATTACCTTCACCATCTATCTTATAGATAGCGGCACCAACTTCTAAAGTAGCACCATCAGTTTCTAGAACTTGTCCATCCATAGTTGTGCATTGATACAACTTAACTTCAGTTGATACAATTTCTTCAGATGTAAAAAGAGCTTTCAATCTTGTTTTAATTTCTTGTAAAGCTTGTTCTTTATTCATTTTTGTTTTTGTTTTTTTGTTTAACTACCTTAAATATATTAGTAGTTAATATTTTTCATTTTCATTTATAAATATGTAATGGCTATTGTAAGTAGACCACCTGCAACACTCCATATAATATCTAAAAAACTAAACCTATCACCGTCAAATACTTCTTTACAGGAGGCTATTATAAAACAAAGATATATTGATAATATTGGTTCTTGTATAATTCCAAAAATCAATGCTGTTATAATAGCTCCATAAATAAAATGGTTTGCCTTATCTTGTTTGATAAGTAAAAGTTCAAATAATCTTTTAATTCTTTTCATCAATTTGTTTTAATTTTCTTTGAGCCCACTCAATTCCTTCACGACCTCCCCATGCTAAAATCATCAATTTTGCACAACCATCACCTAATTCTTTATTATCATATTGTAAGTGTCTAGCAAAAGAAGCCATTCTTGAAATAGTATCTCTTGAAATGTTTTCACCTTTTGCCAATTGATTTGCTCTTGCTTTACCTACTGCTGTTCCACAACTACCCCATCCATTCTCTTCAGCCCAATTTAAGGCTCTTTTAGCATTATTTTTAACTACTTCTGGATAATCACTATATGTTTGTAAAAATCTTACTGGTTTAGATTTTTTTTTTAAGTCGGTATAAATTTCAAAGAAATCATCCTCACTTAAACCATCAATGTAATCAAGTATATTTTTTGATTTAGACATTTCAACCTTTTCAAGTCCTAATATTCCTTCAATTGAAAAACTATAATATCCTTCATCTTTGACTTTACTATTCCAAAAGTTATCATCTTCAACTTTAACTTCAATAAACCAAGTACCTATTGGTAGGTCTTTAAATTCTGGATAACCTACACTTTTATCGTTCTCACTATCTTTAATCCAACTAGAATTAATAAAAGCATTAACCATTTGTTTTGTATGATTGAAATTAATTCTACGAGTAGAGCCAGCTTTATTAAACTTTTCAACTAATTTTTCAATAGTTTCTTTTGAGAATCGAATAAAGTATTCAAAACCATCAGGGTCTCTTCTATAAATATCCATATCAGGTATAAGTGCTGGACCTATAATCTTTTTCTTTTCTGATTGAACACTAAATTTTAATTGAGTTCCTAATCTCTCATATCTTACACCTCTATCAATTAAATAATTCCACACAGCAGCTCCAACACTTGGTGATTTACCAATAAACCAAGAACCAAACTCGTTTTCACCTTCTGTTGTACAAGTTGCATCACCTAAAACTATATTTTCATATTCAGTAAAATCTACACCAGAATATCTATATCTTGAACCATCGTTAAATATTAAGATTAACTCACCATTATTTGTGTTGTATCTATAAGAATCAACATTAGATGAATTGACTGAACCTTGTAATAATTCAAGATTAAAGTTTTTAGACAATTTTACACCCATAATTTCAATTGCTGGGTCTCTAACGATTGATACTAAATCTAATCCAATTTCGTCATCATTATCATCTATTACTATTTTGTATATTGGTAATTTATTCATAATTATATTTGTTTTTTTTAAAATTTACTTCTATTTTCTATCACACTAACCTTGCGTTGTACACCAGTAATATCACTCTCTACAACATAAACTCTTTGTTCTTTTAATTCACCAGCCTTGAAATCACCAAATTCAGTAAATTGTCCTGGTGACACGGTTGTTGGTTGATTTGCTCCACTTATATTTGGAGCTGCTCCGCCACCACCACCACCAGCACCACCACCAGCACCACCACCAGCTGATGAACTCTTAAATTGTTGTTGTCTAATTCTTTGAACATTTGCTAAACCAGCAGCCACAGCAGCTGCGGCGGCTACGGCACCTAAAGCCGGTCCTACAACTGGTATTCCAGCTAATGATTTATAAGCGGCTGTTGCTGATTGATATGTATCCATTATTGTTGAGGCTATATTTACAGCCTTTTGAATGTTGAATGCTTTTTCCTGTTCCTTTTCTGATTTACCAGCAAAAGCTTGTGCTAAATTACCAATAGCTGATAATCCATTATATACAGCTTGTACTTTTAATTCATTTAACTCTTGTTCTTCTAATAATTCTTGTTCTCGTTTTAATCTATAATACTCAGCTTCTGCCTCTGATTGAGCCTTCTTACCATCTATAAGTTGTTGATTAATATCTAACTCAGCAGTTGCCTTATCAATCATCGCTTGCTCATCGGTATCAATTACTTCTGGAGGAGCAACAGGTATTGGAGCTATTCCAAGTTCTTCAAATTGCTTTTTTCTTGCATCTTTTTTAGCCTGTAATTCAGCAGCAGCAGATTCTTCAGCTGTCTTTTTAGCATTTTCTATTGCATCTTTTCGAGCTTGTTTATTAATTTCAGATATATTACCGACTTTTAATTCTTCTATTTTACCCAAGTCTTCTTGAGCTTTTAAACCGATTTTAACTAATTCACTTGATTCTAGTTTTTTTAGCTCAATAAATTCACTTGTTGTCTTTAAATATCCTAAGGCTCTTAAAGTTTCCAACCTCTGTAAGGCAGCCAATCCATCTTGTACGTTTTTATCTGCAAGTAATTCTCTTTTTCTATTTTCAGCATCCTGTTGAGCAAGTATTCTTTCTCTTTCAGGACCGGATTTACCTAAGACAGCTAATTCATCGTCTAATTTTCTAATTCTATCATCCAATGATAAATTTGTATCATCAATTGATTTTTTATAATCCTGTTCAGTTTTCTTGGCTTTCTCTAATTCCTCACTATTTAGTTCTTGACTCTCTGTTGCATCATCAGTTGTACTTGTAAATAAAGCTATGGCACCTACTAACAAGGTCAATACGGTAATGATAGCTCCAATTGGATTAGCTTTCATAGCAGCATTTAATCCTGTTTGAGCTACGACAGCTCCTTCTGTTGCTGCAGTTTGTGCAAACAATGAAGGGATTAATGTTCCTAATACAACTTTGAAGTCTTTTGCTGCTTGACCAATATTAGCAAATTCTTTTATACCAGCTGATAAGTTTAAAAGACCCTGAAGTTTTACCATTTGTTTTTGTAAATCCTCATTCTCAACACCGAATACAGCCTGAGCTCCTTCTACTGCTTGGAATGCACCAATACCAGCGGAAGCAACACGACTAAACGCACCTGTTAAATTCTCAGCAACATTACCTGTTAAAACTCTTGCGGTATCATTAGCGTCATTAAGTGTGTCTTTTAATTGACCTATCTTTACTGATGCCTTTACATATTCATCTGAACTTTCACCAAATTCTAATTGAATATTTTTTAGAGCTTTAATAGATTCTCTAACCTCTTTTATAGAACTAGCAGCATCAGCCGTATTTATTGCTAAGTCAAAAACTACTTTATTATCAGCCATTTTTATTGATTATTTTATATCTTAAATATATTTTTTTCATATTTATTTTAATCTGGTATGTATTGAAATCTAATCCAACCTCTATTATATGAAGTTGCGTCAAAATTTGTATTATCAAATATACCAGCAGTTATTCTACTTAAATTAAAATTTGTACTATCTAATGAATCTAAATTACCACCAGAATTTAATGTTCCAGGTGCACCTGATTGTGATAAATCATAATATGTCGTGTCAGCATCATTTCTAATCATAATAGATATATTAGTTATTGTTTTCCATTCTGTTGCTGATAAGCTGTGTGGAACATTTAAAGTAGCTGTCGTATCCATGTTCCAATCATTAATAGCAATTATTTTGAAGGCATAACCATTAAACTTAAAACCTTCTTCATTGGCTGATATTATAGTTACTAAACCATTACCTACACCAACACTAGCAGTGGAACCAAATATAGCAACTTGATTTGGTTCGATTACTAATGCCTCATTTAAAGTATTATCTAATGATAGTGTAACTCTTAAACCAGCACCAGCATAATCAAAATTTAATTCACCTTGAAGTTGTCCTTTAATTAAGTCGCCACTTGTGACTTCTATATCTTGACCATTAGTTATATTATTAACGGTTAAAACTTGATTTAAGTTTTGACTACTACCACTACCACCAATCGGAACACCACTACTATTAAATATACTGAAACTTGGACCTAAAAAGACATTCTCATTTAAGTATATACCTGATTGAGTTGGTGATGGTCCTTCTGAGAACATATATACTTTTGATACGGATTGAGTTATAGACATACCATTAACACCAAATAGAAATACATCACCATTTGTTGAAACGGTATTACCAGTACCAACTACAATGCCTGTTGAAATGATATTATTTGAATCACCAATTACTAAGCCACGGCCAATATCAGCAACTATATTAATATCACCTGATATAATTGTTTTTGAACCAGCACTATTTAAGTTACCCAATAGTAAATTGTGTTGAAATGCGGTAGTATTAAATCTACCTGTTGTATAGTTATCTATACTTTCTCTTTCTTGTAAAAATGGAAAATTTGTCCTTGATTGTGTATTTGGCATATTATTTTATTCTTATTAATTGTACTTTTGTTAAAGTATATTCAATTGGATTGTAATCACTAATTGAGTTAACTATCCATATCGTTGGTTGTCCATTTAGTTCTAAGAATATTTTAGTTTTAAAACTAAAATTAGCCATATCTGTTTCATCTAAGAAAAACTCAGCTTCTAAAAACTTACAATATGAGGAGTTTATCAATTCAATATAATCGTTCCAATAATTTTCATATAAAGTATTTAATGTTGCATCCCAATTGAACGATGAAGTATATACTTGACCAAAGTTAAGGTCCTTTGTTGGTGTAAATGGATTGTCTAAATGTCCTGCCCAAGGTATTTCATAAAAAACATTTGCGTCACCACCTTCAACAACGGTTTCCCATAAAACCCATAATTGTCCGTTCTCAAGAGGAATAGGACTACTAGGTCTAATCATTATTCTACAATTTGCCTCATATACTCCACCATTCTCATCTTTAGCCAATCTCGACATAGGAAATTGATTAAATCCTGTTCCAACTGGTAAAGCTATTATTGGAGTAGGACTAAATTGTGATTCTATTTTATTCTCTTCTGTAATGAAATCATTATCAAATTCCCAAATCTGTTGTCCATATATTTCTTCTGTTTCTGCTGTATATTTTTTATTTAAGTAATCACTATCAGCCTTATAAGATATAGTTGTTTTCTTTGCTTGAAACTCAGATGTTAAAGATACTTTAATTGACGATAAATTAATCTTATCGGTCCAATCTAAAGGTATATCATCATTATAAAAATCCACTCTTGGTTCTATATTTAATACTTTATTATTAGTGGAATCTGTTTCAACATAGAGATTAAACATACTTAATAATCCCTTAAAAAAGTCCTTTTGTTTAAATTTCTTAGGTAACATACTACGCATTGATATTATCCCACCAGGAATAATATTACCACTTTGAATAGTATTAAAGAAACTAAATTCATTGCTATTTAATAATTCACCACCAGTAAGTGGTAGTAAAGCTAGTCCAAATCCAGCTGAATCGATATTATATTTCATACCAATTATACAATCAATCTTTTCACCTAATGCTGGTAGGTAATATTTATCAACATCAGCCGGATTACTTCTATTATCTAAATCATCACTAAATACAAAACATGAAAATGAAGCATATATATTATTACCAATCTGAACAAACTCTGCAGTTGAACCAGGTCTAGCATATGTATATTCTGGATAAAATATACCACTACTATCAGGTCCACCCATTAGCGCAGAAGCAATAGGTGTATAGAAGTCATCAGCTGAACCACCATCAATAGGTACATTTCTTTGACCTCCAACTGCATCATCTCTTCTAAATTTTAGTGTTAAATCACAATTATAAAACCTAGTATTAGCATTTGTTGTTATATTATTACCAATTAATGTTCCTGAGATTGTTGCTGCTAATAAGAAATTAACTATAACTTCTGAACCGAATGAAACAATAAATGTCTCACTTGGTTGTACATAACCATATGTTGGTCCTGCTTGATATGTATTATTTGGGTTCTCTAGTATATTACCAAATGAAACAACATTATCATTTTGGTTCAATGTATTCCAGTTACCAGCTGATGAATAACCAGTTGCACCACTTAATTCAACTCTAAATCTATTATCAAAAATTAAATCACTTTGAAGAGCTAAACCTTGTCCATTATGTGGTATGATTAGACTCTTAAAAAAGTCACTATTAAAGAAATCAGAACGATATGTAAATCCTGATTCAAGAAACATTCTATCTAAAATCGCTTTTACTTGAAATGCTGGTTTCATATTATCCATAACAACACCAGTTGCTGGGTCAACTAAACCTGATGAAAGTAAACTACCAATATTGGCTTCTGTATAATTCACACCATTATCAATTAGTGGATAATAGTAAGGACCATAACCATACCAAGAAGCCACAGCATTTGCATAAGTCCATTGATGGTCTAAATAAGACATATCTAAATCACTCAAATATTTTTCACCAATATTTCTAATAAATGTATCTACTTCATTAAAGATAACTACTTCATATTCAGAAAATCCTTCTGAGTAATTTATATTAATATTTTTTAATTGTAAATTACCTCTAAATACACTTAAACCATTTGCATTAATATAACAAGATGATTTTAGATTTGGATTGAATAAACTATCTGATGTAACTTCACTGATATATTCAAAAGCCTCTCTATTATTTTTTGTATCTGGTAATATAATTGTTTTTGAAAAAGATGAATTTCTCGATGATATATCTTGTATATCTGCTAAGTTATAATTTAGAGATATAGTTTCATTTTCATAAGTATCTAAAAGTCGCCATTCATCATTTATTTTAACAAATATTTCTATATTATTCATTATTGATTCTGTAGATTTATATCAAATGCCATTTGAATGGTCAATTGTAAATTAAAGATTTGCTCTCTTAAATATGTTTTATTTTGAAAACTGGTATCTTGAACTAAAACAGGAATATACACTTCAATTGGTATACCTTGATTTGGTGACACATTACTACCAACAGATGTATTTGGTGGCATTTGAACCACATATACTTCTGGTGATGTTAATAATTCTTCATAAAAAGTTAATTTATTTTGAGTTAACCAATTAGAATTGATTACATATTGTTCAGTTGCCTTTTGTGATAAAATTGTGTTTGAATGTTTTTCATTAAATAAACCCCATCTATCTCTAATCATACTCTTATTATAGTTCTTTCTACTTATATTGACACTTCTTTTAGAATCTAATTCAAAATATAATCTCTCATATGAACCTAATCTATTTAAGAATAATAATTCTACTGGTTGTCCATAATCCCATTTACCAAAAGGTATTGAATATGGATTTGTTCCTCTACAAATTATATTACATTTAAATTCTTTTTGAGCCAAAACTATATCTGATTTATGTCTTATTTTTAGAGGTCTTATTTTAATTGAACCTCCTGGGTCTATTTGACCTTCGAACCACATTTCTCCACCATTAGGACTATAAATTTCAATATCTCTATAAATCGTACCTACTACAAGTGGTAATGAAGTTTGACCTGTACCAATATTCCAAATTAATCCTAAAATATCTGGTGATGATTGAGTTGCTTGTGTAACAACATAATCGATTGAATATGTTCCTGCTGGTAGGTGTTTATAACCTAAGTCACCATTACTACCTAAATCTGAGCCATAACCATCAGTATATAGTTCATTAAATTTTAATAAATTTATTGTTGGAAAATAACCACAACTTGGGTCATTAACTTGGAAAACCATTTCAGAATTCCAAAAACCTCTATTATTTGGACCTGCTTGTGGTGTATAAGGCCAATTAGCATCATTAACACTTACGGTTGCTGATGTCTGCTTAAAATTGTAATCAGTAATTGACCAATTACCAGTTGAGCCATTTTGTTGTAAACTTCCAAAAGGACCTTTAAAAGAAGCAAAGTTATCACAACCCGGCTCATAATAATCACTCCATTGGTAATGAAATGGATAAGCACTTATAAAGGTGGAACTTCCGAATGCGTTATAATCTACACCATCAAAATCCATTATTACATTAAAGTCACTTGAATAATCATCTCTATATTCAGATGAAGTCCAACCTGGAATTTGTTTCTTAATTAATTCAACTCTTAATATATCATCTTGAAGTGGCACGTTATTAAACTGCGAGTACCATAAATCATTACCAGACATTATCATTTCAAATTTCTCATAATCAAAAGGCATATTATTATAGTTAGTAATAGTATTTGGCATCAAATCACCAAATTCCTTATCATATTGTGCTTTAACACTACCAGTTGCACTTAACCAAGTATATCTTAAAGTATTGAAAGTACATACGGTTGACAATTTTTCACCTGGTTCAGTTGGATTTTCTGGTTCACCGAAATTTCTAAAATATGCTGGCCAATAATTTTGATGTGATAAAATACCAAGCGTATAATTTGGTATTTTTGTATCTCTTGAAGCACCAGTATTCCAAGTATAGAAGTTTAATTCTTTTCTACCCATATAGGCATCATCCCAATTAGATAGAAAAAATCTTGGTGAGTCCCAAGCAACAACATTATCTATTCTTACATTTGGAAATAAAAACTTATCAGCTATGAGACCTGATGCATCATTTATAACCGTCTTTTGTAATAAATCTGGTAATGTAGAAGAACTCATTAAACCTACTTGTCCAAAATTATTGAAAGCTGGATTTATATTTCTTTGAGTTGTTGAATTGATTGAAAAATTTGTAATCTGTCTACCATTCAAAAATCCAAGTGGATATGTTCCTTTATAATAATCTGATTGTACAAATCTTGAATTAACATACTTCCACCAATTACCAGTTTGAATTTCATTTGCTCTCAATAGATATGTGACTGAACCTCCCTCATTTGTACTCGCGGCTCCAAACAATTTATCAACCACAATATGATATGGATTAACTACATCAACAACATAACATAATCCATTATAAGTAGGATTCAATCCTAAATTGTTCATTTGTATCACAATCTCATCACCATATTTCAAATAGTGTGGATATGAAAATGTAAAACCTAAACTATATGTTGCTGCCAATCCTGTTGCTGGATTAATATATGAACCTTCTGTAAAATAAGTATCACTGAAAGTTAAACCTGGATTCACTTCAAAACCATACTCTATATTCCATTTAATACTATTCTCTGTATCAGGTCTATACCAAGGTAAAGGATTACCATATAAGTTCGGGTCAGATTTATTAATTAAGTTTCTAACTTTTTCAGACATATCTGAACTCTCATAAACTTCACTACCAGGATATTGTAATCCTTGAGCAAGTGTTGTTTGTGGTTTTTTATGTGCTTTTAAAATTCTTGATATATTTAATGAACCTAAACCTGTTTCTGGATGAGGTGACACTTTATATCTACCAAGGTTTTTAATCTTCTTACCAGCATTATATGTATTGATTCCATACATCTCATATTGATTATATCTATAACCATAAATGTCTTGTAGATTTGGTATTCTCTCATCTAATTGATAAACATCAAAAACAAAATTAAAATCAGTAAATCTATTCGCATCTATAAGTCCAGTGTTTGAATTTGAAGAAGTAAATATATTATTATCAGTATCAATACCATCACCACCAAAATAGTCAAACCATAAACCAGAGCTCGTAAATGAACCTGTTGTTTGAACAAAGAAGGATGGAACTACACCAATAGTTGTATAGACATCACCATTATAAGAAGTATATTGTGGTTGTCTATTATAACTTAGAATATCTTGAGCTCCTAATATTTCTTGTTTTTCATAAGGTGCTATTTGAGCCAATGAGTGTGTAAATGTTGTCATACTATAAATATATTTTATTTTATTTTATTTCTTGTTGAATTACAGAACTTACTAATTTTTCTATATCAATCATACCACTTTTTAAGATTTTGTTTTTTAAATTTAAAACATTACCAAGTGTTTTCTTTAAGACATCAGTTTTTTTGATTCCTTTTTGTCCTATACTTCTTCTTATAATAAAAGCTGTTTGTTCATTTTTTAGAAATCCTTGTCCATTTTTATTCTTAAATCTTATATTTCTTGTTTTAACCCAAGATAAAATAGGTTTTAGTGGTGGTTGTTTTCCTGGTCTTCTACCTTCATCAACAAATTTTAAGTAATCTAAAGCTTTAATTATAACCTCAAATTGTCCTTCAACCTTTTCAATAATCTCATAATCTAAACTTCTCAATAATCTACCACTAGCAACCTTATCTAATTGAATTAATTGTATAGTTAATTCTTTAATATATTCATCACCAAATACTTCTAATTCTTTTTTTAGATTTTCAAATTCCATTCCATTCTGTAAGTTTTTTTAAACTCCAATTTATAAACATATTTCTTTCTTCATACCAAACCTTAAACATAATACCGGAATCGGTCATATAGATTTTTTCTAAATTACCTATTCCTATTGGTGTGTTAATTGGTCTGTCAAGTTTCATTAATATAAATTCTCAACTGCTAATTTTAGTTCTTCTATTGTTGAATATTCTGTGTCCTCTAGATGAACTAATCTAATACATTCACCTAAATCAAGATGACACATTGTTTCATCTACATAGTCAAAGAAATTACTTGTTACATTAAGTCCGTTAATTATCATTTTATTTTCTTATTTTTATTAAATCACAATAGTTGGTGTCTAGTAAACCGAGACCACCACCACCACCATTTTGTATGGCTACAACTATATAACCATTTTGTGTCCAATCAATTATTACATTACTTGGACTACGTGCTAAACTACCATTTGCATTAGTACCAAAATCACTTGCGTATGCACCACCTAATTCCGTCACAGTTGTACTATTTGTTGCACTAACAATAGCAACATTTCTGGACATATACACTGAATTGGCAGTAGGAAGAACAGTTGGTGCTATACCTAATAATGCAGGTGTGCCATCAATATCCGGAGTTACATTCCAATACACTCTAGCTATATAATTTCCATTACCAGTTGCTCCTGTTATCCTACGAACTCGCATTGAAAATTCTGGTACGTCATTTGTGGTGTAACTATTCGCTGGTACTAGTAATGCTTTTGAGAAGGTGTTGTCTGTTGATGATACGGTTGCACCATTACTTGCTGAACTTAAAGTATCATTAGGTCCTATTGGTCCTTGTGGCCCAGTTGGTCCTTGTGGCCCAGTTGGTCCTTGTGGACCAGTTGGACCTACAACACCTGATGTAATTATCTGAGTCACACCATTTAGATTAAATGAATAGCTTGCTATATCTTGAATAGGTATAGTGCAAGGTGTATATCTAAATCCTTGCTTAAATCTTAAAGTTGTTTTATGTCCATTTACATTCTCATCAGTAACCTCAAAAACAGCCTCTGTATTTATATCACCATCTAATCTTAAACCAGCTGCCACATAGTATGGGTGTTGTGATATTTCAGTAATGATTGTATGTAAAATATATAAAGTATCTGATGTTGTATCTTGATAATTATTATCACCTTTATTTATTCTATCCATCATATATACATCAAAATCATAAAACACTTCTCTATAAGAAATACCATTACCTCTTGAAAGTGTTGAGGATGTATTCTCAATGTGTAAATAAGGCATCTTTAATTCACCTCCAGTATTGATGTCTGAAAGTGGTCCATATGAAAAAGCATTAACCATTAAATGTCTTTCAGCAACATCCCTAAAAATATCAATGATTTTATTTATACTTAAAGTATTACTCGCCATCTGTTATTATTAAATTTGTAATTGCTTCTATTAAATCTAGCATATCTTAAATATATTTTGTTTGTATTTATTTTTTACCTTTTTATTTTAATAAATGAACTTCTAGCAGCTGCGCTATCTGCAGCAACCGTACATTGTGTTGATACTACAATATATAAATCAGCTGTCCAATTTGCTAACAATACATTGACACCAAGATTCGAACCGAGCCAATCTGTATTACTACCTCCAGTATTTGAAAATACTTCAGTTGAAGCAGTAGCAGATTTTATTGATAAAAATCTATTAAATTGAAGGTATGTTTGATTTACCGCTGCTGTTGTATTTGTAGCTACTAATATTGGAGAACCAGATATACTATTAATAGTATTTATATAAATCCTCATTGTCATATTACCAGCAGTGCCTGTTTTTCTACCACGAACCGTAACTTCAACATTATTTCCCACAGTGAAACTATTAGCTGGTACTAAAACACCACTTGTATAAACATTTGATGTGGTACCTGATGTTACAGCTCCATCGGTTGTTGTTTCATAAACATTTGATGGTCCTGTTGCTCCTTGAAAACCTTGAATTCCTTGTGGTCCTGTTGCTCCTTGAAAACCTTGAATTCCTTGTGGACCAGTTACTCCTTGAAAACCTTGGTTACCTTGTGGACCTGTTGGTCCTTGAAAACCTTGATTGCCTTGTGGACCTGTTGGTCCTTGAAAACCTTGGTTACCTTGTGGCCCTGCCACACCAATAGATAAAGGTACAAATATTATATCGTGTCCATTACTAAATGAATATCCACCAGTCACATATGTAACTGGTATTGAAACATAATCATTAGGTATAATTGTAGGTGTTCCACTTACGGTCCATTTCTGATAGTTATTAGAATTATTTTCATCTTGTATAACTATACTATCACCAATTGTAATCAATGCTAAAAAAACATCAATATCTACATTATCTCTAGTTAAATGGTCAACATATAATATAGTTGAGTTTATTTGTGTTGCATTATTCCACATAATTTGTTTAGCACCAGGAGGTGGTGTTTGTGAATTCGTTTTTGCATTATATTTATAGTATGATATTGATATACCATTTTGACCTTGTGGGCCTGTTGCTCCTTGTAAACCTTGGAATCCTTGAGGACCAGTTGCGCCATTAATACCATTAGTACCTTGTGGACCTGTTGCTCCTTGAAAACCTTGTGGACCTTGAGGTCCTGTTGCTCCTGAAACTGGTGATGTTGAGATTGAACCATTCAGACTAAAAGTCCATCCTGGTATCTCGTCTATTGGAATGGTACAAGGTGTAAATCTAAATCCTTGCTTAAATCTTAAAGTCGCTCTGTGACCATTTACATTTTCATCAGTCGCTTCAAATACAGATTCAGTAGTTACATCATCTATAAGTTTTAAACCAGCAGCCACATAATATGGATGTTGGTCTATTTCAGAAATGATTGTATGTAATATGTAAAGTGTATCACTTGTTGTGTCTTGATAGTTTGAATCACCTTTATTTATTCTATCCATTACATACACATCAAAGTTGTAATATACTTCTCTATAATCTATTCCTGTTCCTCTTGAAAGTGTTGAGGATGTATTTTCAATATGTAAGTAAGGCATTTTTAATTCACCTTGAGTGTTTATATCAGATAAAGGACCATATGAAAAAGCATTAATCATCATATGTCTATTTGCTATATCATTAAACATTTCGATTAATCTATTGATTGATATTGTATCACTTGCCATTATTATCTTTTATTTTTCTTATATTGTTGTTCTTCAAATCTTCTTTTATCTAGTAAGTAACTTAATACATCTAAACAATAAAACATATTCATTTCATATACTGCTTCGTGTTTCGTTATGTCATTGTTTGATAATTCATGTACCATACTTATCCAGTTATATATTGGGTTTAATTCGTATTCTCCAATCCCTGAGCTTTTAACCCCTGAACCATTAAAAAGGCCTCTGTATCTATCAGAGTAGATTTGTCTTTCCCAGCGAAAAAAAAAGATAAATAATGATATAAATCACACATCATTGCTTCATTCTCTAATAGTTTAGCAATCTTCTTACAATCATCTGGTCTAAACTTATCTAAAACTAATTCACCATCTTCACTTAAAACCTTTCTTAAAAGAACGCTCAATACAAGATATGTTGATTGTGATTCATTTTTTACATTCTCTTGAAATGTTTTTATTGAGATATATTCACCCATAGTTAATTTTTCAAAGTCCTTTTTGAAGGCCCATTTTTCACCACCTAATATTAAATATCTATTTTCTATTTTTGGTACTGGTAGATTCATAAAATCAAATCCTTTAACTAATTCATTCAATAGGTTTAATTCAATGTTCAAAATATCCTCTTCACTACAATCAGTTAAGAGCAATAGAACTCTAATAATAAATTCATCTTCTAAACCAAGTAATTCTTTTTCTTGTTCTAGGGTTTGAAACTTTACCCAATCATTAAATTTTAGGTCTTCCCAACTATTTTTTAGGTTGAATGTTTGTCCATTTACTTCAAATTGTTTCATACTTATAAATATATTTTTTTTATTTTTTATTTTAGTAAAATTTTAAATAGTTTACACCATTTCTGTATTTCTCAAAACACCATCTAGCTATTGCTAAACTCATAACACAATCATCATGAAATCCACTTTCAGCCATAAATTTAATATGACCATTATCATTTTGTTTGAATATAAATGCTTCTAGTTCAATTCGTAAGTATTCATCTTTAATAAGTTTTAATTCTTTCATATTAAAAAGATGTATAAGTCGATTAATTAATTCTGGTTTCGTTTTTGTATTTGTGTTGAAGTCGATTATATTATTAATTCTTCTTTTTAGTTCTTGAAAAATTGTTAATCCTTGATTATTATTTTCTATTGCTATCTTTTGAAATTTCCAAGTATTATTAATCTCAACAATTTTATTAATTAAATCAGGACTTTCAATATTTGTCCATCTGTAATATTTCACTAAATTACCATCTTCATCTAAAATTGTTAAAACAGAAGCATCTACTAATAAACCAATATCTAAACCTGCCCAATACTTTTTATTTGGTTCTGGTTCATTTATTACATCTATACACATTAATTCTATTATATTATTGAATATGGATGCGCTATCTACAAACTCTGCTTCAATCTCTTGTTTGAATAGTTTATCTGGTAAAGTTTCTTTAAATAGATTAATAAGTTCTTCATTTGCAAATGGACTATCATATGTTGAATATCTAATTGATTTCCATTTAGAATTTATTTCACCTTTTAGAAAGTAATCATATAAATAATTTTTACCTTTTGGTGTTGATATGAAAAGACATTTCTTACCTTTAACATTTAACATAGGTAAAAGTATTTCTTCAATTGTACTTTTCTTGATGAATGCTGCTTCATCTAAAATCATATAGTCAACTGACTGACCTCTCAAACTATCTTCTGAAGCTGCCGACCTAAATAATATTTTAGCATTATTTTTCAATACTATTTCAGTGTCACCTTTAGATTGTTTTGAGGATTTTATAATACCACCCTCTACTACTGATTTTTTAATATCACCAAAACATTTTTGAGCTTGACTATCTGTTGGACTAACCCAATATATTACTGAATTATTATTGTTTAGGGCCCAATATAGAGCCATATTTTCAGCAATTAATGTTTTACCAAACTGACGACCTATAATAGCAACAATAAAAAATATATTATCATCTAAACAAGAATCTACTATATGTTTTTGTTTTTCATGTGGTTTAACCAGTGTAATTAACATAAAATAAATTTAGTATTATTTTTATAATAATTAGTCATCAAATTTTGCCTTAAATTCTATGCTGACATTTACTTTCTCAGCTGCATATAAACCTCTTAGTTTATTAATCTCTTTTAGAACTTCTAACTTTTCTTTTCTATTACCTTGCTCATATAATATTTCTAATTTTTGTATAGCATCAGCAAAAGCAACTTTAGTATCTTCATTTGTTTGTTCCATAATATATTTTTGAGCATCTTGTAGAATTTCATAAGATATTTTTCTACTCTCATTCAATTGATTCATCAAAAATTCTAATATAGAATGTGTTGATTCACCTTTTATTCTCATCATTGCTACTTTACTAACTAGCAATTCTCTGTCATACTTTTTTGCCACGATTTATTTCTTTTTTATTATAATATATTACTTACTCATATTATTTTAATAGTTTTCTATATTCTTCATAAGCATTAATTCTTGCTTCTGCAATCTTAAAGTAATCTTCATCCATTTCCATTCCAACAAATCTAAATCCTTCTAATTGAGATGCTATACCAGTTGAACCGGAACCCATATTATTTACTAATAAACTTTCCATATTCATCTCTATTCATTTTTAATTCTCTATTTAGTTCATTCCAAGAATGTTTCATATTCTCACTACAAGTCATCATTTCAAGATTTTCAACTCTATTATCAGTTTTAATTCCGTTTTTATGATTAACCTGTAAATCACAACTATAATCGTCTAAATAAAACATAGCAATTATTCTATGTTGAGAATATGGTTTTCTACCGTCTGGATTTTTAGACAAAGGTGTTTGTAATCTTGCCTTCAAATAACCCTTATGACTTAATGAAAATTTAACCTCTTTATTTGTCCTCTTGTTTATTATAGAGCCATCTCTATTAATAATATAATTTTGCTCTAAGTATTCCTTTTCTGTTAATCCTTCAATAAAATTATTCTTATAGGATTTATTATCTCTACATTTAAGGCTACAATATATGTTCTCACTTTTAATCATACTTGGTTTTCTATTAAACTCCTTTTTACATACTTTACATTCTACTATCATAATATACTTTTTCTTTTATATATAAAATAGTAGGGTCTCCCATTATACTTTTTTCATAATTATTTTTTATTTTTTAAATATGTAAATCTGTTATTTGACCTTTTCTTATTTTGTCTAAAAGTTTCTCATATAAATTATTAATTGATGTATCACAACTACACCCTGTTTTATATGAAGTTAAATGTGTGTCGATGTATTTTTTATATAAGTTGAAAATCTCATCGTAGTTTTGTGGTTTTAATTCGGGCATTTTCATATTCCTAATTCTTTTAATTTTTTATTTCTTAATTCTGATTTAATTAAACTAATATCATTTTCAATAATCTTAATGACTTCTAAATGATTATTTTGGCAATCATATATACATAACTCTCTATCATATTTAAATCCATCTACTTCATTACCATATTTAAAAGTTATACAAAATGAACCAATTTGCCAAGTTCCCTTTGTAATAGTTTCAAAATCTGTTTTAACATCATATTTAGCATCTATACCAGCGTCTTTAAACATATTTTCTATATCTCCAATAAAGTCCACGTCACCATATTAAATTTTAAATTTATTTTTTATTACTTGTAATAAACTTGCTATCACAGACGCAGTTAGAGCAGTCCATATATCTTGACTTAAAATTAATCCTATAAAAAGTGATGAGCATTTGAAACATCCAGTAACCGCTATGAGGATTAGTTTAGGCCATAACCATTTTATTTCATTTAATAACCAACTAAGAGGTTGAAAGTGTGATACAAACCAACTTAATAATAAAATCTTAATTATCATATCTATTATATATTATTTTTTAATTAAAGTCGAACGGCTCATCGTATTTTTTCATAGTGTCTGAAACATAAGAAATAGTGTTATCAGTAAATTTATCAATACCGAATTCTTCTGGAATTTCTACCTCGTATGTTTCTAATTTACCACCTGATTTTAAGAACTCAGCTTCAAATTCAGATGATGGTATAACATACATTAAGGCGAAATCTTTATCGCCACCATATCTTAAATATTCTGACCATTTTGTATCTGATTCAAACATCTCAATTAATCTTTCTCTTTTAATGATATAAACTTGGTCTTTTAATCTTCTTGGAAAAAAGTATATAAAGTAGTCAGCAGATGAACCAAATACACCAGATGGTTGTTTTTTATACTTTTTCTCAATGACTACATTACCAGTATTCATAAATTTATCTGTTTTTATTTCAAATGTCACCGACTTTTTTGGACTTATATTTCCGTTTTCATATAGTCCAAATTTTAAGTCGTATGATTTTAGAATAGATTTTCTTTCACTAAATGATTTATTATTTGCTTGATAACCTGAATCATACCAGTAAGCTAACTTATGATTTACTAATTTTTCATTAAAATATTTTTCTATAAAAGGAATCAATGTATATTCACCCCATTTTCCAAATTCCTCATCTTTTGTAAACTTCTGATTGTTGTGTGTTTTCATAATTTATATCTTTTTTAGATATATATTATGTTAAAAATACAACTTTTAAAAGCCTGGATTTTTTATAGAGTTTATTTTATATTTAATTGTTTTTTTACATCTTCTAATGTTTTTGTCACTGCTCTTCTTACAGCTGTATATCCTATTCCTGTTTTTATTTGTATTTCTTGATATGTCATTTTATCAAAATAATACATCTCGAATAGTTTTCGATTGAACCAATGGGTTCTTCTTAATATATCTTTTACTTTTTGTATTATTACATCTTCTTGTATTGAGTCATCTTCCTCTATAATTTCAGGAATATCAATCATTGTATAGTCTTTAATTAAGTGTTTTCTATACCACGGACTTGTAGTTGAGAAGTATTGATTAGCAATTATTCGCCAAATAAAGAAGTCAATCCAACCACCTTCATATGCTTTAATTAGTTTTTCATCATTATCTAAAAGTATATCAAGTATAAAAGATTTAAATTCACTTCTATCTTTTGATTTGATTTTTAGAAACATATTTTTTATTGTATCACTATTATTGAAATAGAGTAGAGCTTGATTTATCATAACTGTTAAAGAGTTGTATTAATTCACGTAAATTTATACATGCATCATACTGCTCATTGTCTTCACATATTTTTAGATAGAAATCTAACATTTCTAGTAGGTAATCATAATATAGATTAAAATATCTATGGTTTATGTCAAGAATTAAATCTAATCTATTCCATACATTATCATAAATGGATTGGATTAAATCATTACTTATTTTTTTACTAAATACTGGTTCACAAGATAACATTGCTTGTTTTCCTGTGTCAATTATTAAGTTAAGTGCTGGGTCATAGTTGTGGCGAAAAAAGTACGGTGTTGTACTAGCATCTTGATTATATGCTTTCCTTATTTGTGCTGTTGTGGTCATGATTTAATTTTAATTTTATTGCCTCATTTAATAACATCCAATAGAATCTAAAAAGTTCTGGATTATTCTTATTCTCAGCGATTTTTAAAAGCAAATAGTTTATCATTTTATTATTCATTTTTAAGTATATATTTACTTTAAAATATGACTTTTTTTTGCTATGGATTTTTTATACA